AGGAGTGAGCATGTTGGAGCAAACTAAGATGGAAATGACTCAACAAGACTATGCAAATGCAAGCAACGGAGGAAACAAGCCCAACTTAGCATCAAGTGCTGCAAGTCAATTAGGAATGTCAGAAGGAGTATCACCTTCTGGAGCAGGAATAGACATTAGTAACTTAGATTTTGTAAAAAAAGGTAAAGCAGTAAACAAAGCAGTTATAGCAAAAGACTTACTAAAGACCCCTTAAAAAATGGCATCAAACGCAAGAAAAATAGACCCTCTAGACTTACAGCCTAGGAAAGCAATTGGAGTATCCCTACCCTTTAGCGGTAATGCGGTATTTAACTCTACCTATCAAACAAAGGATGCTATTAAAGCGAACATAGTAAACTACTTTCTAACAGGGCCAGGAGAAAGGTACATGACACCGCAGTTCGGAACACCGTTAAGAAACCTTTTATTTGAAAACATAACTGACCAGTTACTAGATGAAGCAGAGGATTTGGTAACTCAAGGATTGGGAGAGTACTTTCCAAACGTAGAACCTATACGAATACTTGCAAAAAGTACACCAGATACAAACGGAATACAGATCTATATAAACTACGCGATAAGGGATACCGGAATCGAAGATAACATATCAATAACATTTGAACAATAAAAATGGCTCAAGATAGAAACATAAAATACGTTGGAAAAGAGTTTGGCGACTTTAAGAACCAACTAATAGACTATACAAAGAATTACTTTCCAGACACACATAATGATTTCTCCGAAACATCACCAGGAATGATGTTCATGGAAATGGCCGCATATGTGGGAGACATATTATCATTTTACCAAGACACACAGTTACAGGAAACATTTTTACAGTACGCAAAAGAACCTAGTAACCTGTACTCAATGGCATACATGATGGGATATAGGCCTAAAACAACTACCTCATCGAAAACAGTAATAACGGTATCTCAACTAGTAGGAGCAGATCCATCAACAGGAGAACCTAACTATGACCAAGCAATATACATTGCAGGAGGAGCAGTATTAACAGCTTCAGCTTTTGGACAAGAAAAGTTCTACATTGAAGACAGTGTTGATTTTTCATTCTCTGGAAAATATTCTCCAACTGAGGTTGGAATAGAAGAGTTAGACCCGTCAACAGGAGAGCCTACACTATTCACATTAACAAAAAAAGTAGAAGCAGTATCAGGAGAACTTAACGTTATATCTGAGGTAATATCGGAAACAAGAAAATTTACAACACTTACAGTACCTGGAACAAACATAATCGGAATTGTTAGTATTGTAGATGAAAACGATAATGAATGGTACGAAGTACCCTTCTTAGGACAAGACACAGTATATGTAGACACGGTTAATACGGGAACAAATAAAGACAAAGTACCAAGCGTATTAAGTCTTCAGAAGGTACCTAGAAGGTTCGTTAGTAGGTTAAATGCAAACAAAGAATTAGAGTTACAGTTCGGAGCAGGAATAGTAGGAGGAGACGATACAGTATTTACACCGGATCCAACAAACGTAGGACTTGGAGATGTAACAGTAGGAATAAGCAAGTTAGACAAAGCTTATGATCCTTCAAACTTTCTATACACCAAAACATACGGACTATCACCAGCAGCAGGAACAACACTAACAATCACATACTTAACCGGAGGAGGAGTTAAATCAAACGTACCTGCAAATAGCATAACAACAGTAGAAGCAACTAAATCCGCAACAGATAACACACATATAAACTCAGTACTTGTTAATAATGAATCAGCTGCAACAGGAGGAAGAGATGGAGACACTATCGAGGAGTTAAGACAAAACGCACTAAGGTCGTTTGCAGAACAAGGAAGAACAGTAACACTTCAAGATTATACAGTAAGAGCAATGTCAATGCCAGCACAGTTCGGATCAATAGCAAAAGTATTTGTAACACATGACGAACTTAGCAGTGAAAAATCTACAACAGATAGTATAATAGATAGTAACCCGCTTGCCTTGTCAATGTACGTATTAGCATACGACAGGAACAGTAAATTAGTATCAGCATCACCTGAACTTAAAAACAACCTTAAGACATATTTATCACAATATATGCTACTTACAGACGCGATCAACATAAAAGACACCTTTGTAGTAAATTTCGGAGTAGACTTTGACATACTAGTTAAACCTAATTATAATAGCCGAGACATATTACTCAAGTGTACAGAAGAACTTAAAGACCATTTTAAAATATCTAAATGGAACATAAATCAACCTATAAACCTATCTACAGTATATAGCTTACTAGACAGAGTTAGAGGAGTTCAGACAGTTCAAAAAGTAGAAATAGTAAATAAAGTAGGAGCAGGGTATACATCTTTTGCATACGACATAAAAGGAGCAACAAGACATAACGTCGTTTATCCTTCATACGACACTATGGTATTTGAATTAAAGAATCCAGACCAGGATATTAAAGGAAGAACAACAACATTATAAGATATGGCAGTTTACAGAATATTTCCAGAAAAAGACACATTCATACACACCTCAAACGTTAACGGAAATAGCGGAAGAGATGAAATATTAGAAATATCGAACACAGGAAAAGGTGTTTCTAGAGTTCTAATGAAGTTCTCAGACGAAGAAATAGCTAACGTTATCTCACTAACAGGAGAAGAAACTTATCAAGCAAACATAAAAGCATATTTAGCATATGCATCAAGTTTACCAGTAGACTATACATTAAATGCTTACCCGGTAGTTTTAGAAGGAGTAGCAGAGTGGACTAACGGAACAGGAAAGAAGGTAGACTTAGGACTAACAACAGGAACAAGCTGGAAATATATTGATACAGGAGTATCGGAATGGATAACAGTAGCACCATCAGGAGCAGATTCACACTACGAAGCTGCAAAAGAAGGTGGAGGAACGTGGACAGAAGACGTAAGTACAAGTGCAAGCCAAACACACCTAACCTCGTCAACACATGACTTAGATATAAACGTAACTACCGCAATTAACAACTTTCACAACAGTACAATCGACAATAAAGGGTTTGTTATAAAATTAGAAGACTCGAAAGAATTCGATAACAGTAACGTAATAGAACTTAAATACTTTTCAGGAGACACTAATACAATATACCCACCATTTTTAGAGATTAAATGGGACGACAGTACTTACGATCTAGGAACCCTAACAGAAATAGCAACAAGCCTTAACGTAGTAAGAGTTAAGAACAATAAAGGAGAATATCCAGACCTAGGAAAGCAGAGATTTAGACTTACAGTAAGACCTACATACCCAGAGAGAACATTTGAAACTACCTCTACATACTCTAAAAACTATGCACTCCCTGAAGAATCCACATGGGGACTAAGAGATGAAAATACAGAAGAGATGGTAGTGCCGTTTGATGCTGCATTTACAAAAATAAGTTGCGATTCAAAAGGATCTTATTTTGACGTATACATGGAAGGATTACAACCAGAAAGATATTATAGAATATTGATTAAGAGTGAAATAGACGGAAGCACAACAGTGCTCAATAATGCTAACATATTTAAAGTAGTACGAAATGGCTAACACAGTAAATATATTAAAGACAGTCTACAACAGTGCCAAACACGACACAATAGTAGATAAGGAATTTAAAACCTTTGTACCTCCTACTAATACTAGAGACAATGACACCGTAGAGGAGTTATTTAGAATCTATGAAAAAGTGTATTATTCAATACCAGCAGAAGGGGAAATACAATCACATAGGTACCTATTAGACAAGAGCTTAGAGATAGTAGATTACAAGAAGAACCTAGAAGAGATTGAACCTTTACTAAACGAAATAGCTCAACTACGATCACAACTACTATCAGCAAATCAACAAATACTAGACCTAGAAATTAACAACATATGACAAAGTACAGTTATAACATAAGCCCTACTGCTCCTATTGAGGATGAACACTTCGGAAACCTAGAGACAGTAGACAGCGATTTACTAGAGAGTTACGAAATAAATAATACCTTTGATATAGGTACAGATTTTATAGTTGCTAATTTTTACGAACTAGACAACACATTAATACATTCAGACGAGTATTACGAAAACTACTCAATAGTAGACGGAGGAATATCTAACAACCCAAATGAAGTTGAAAGAATCTCAATAGATGTAGAAAAAGATGTAAAATCGTATTCACTAGCAAATAAAGATTTAAAAGTATCTTATAACTTCCTAAACAATCCATATACTGGACAAAGGTCTGCAGAAGATTTTTACATTGAAGCAATCTCACCTGATAAAACAGAAGTGAGAGTAGTATCTTTAAGTTTAGATAAAACATCAGTTAAGGTAGCAACGGATATACTAATAAAAAGATTAACTGAAAGTTCCAACCACTTGGAGTTAAGAATATACACCGGAGATACCACATTTAGGAACATATTAAACGTAAGCATAGAAGAGTACAAAGAGACATATGCTGTTCTTCTAAAACTATATAAACCTTTAAACGGAACATTAAAAGTAAAAGATACATTAAGTATAGTTGAACATGTTTCGGATCCTATAGCATTTGAAGTAAACGTAGACATTACGGTAGAA